ACCAAGTCATTCATCTGGGAGATAACTTTGACTTCCGCAGTATCCGCAGGGGTGCTGGGCGTAAAGAAGAAGACGAGTCGCTTGTCGCTGATGTCAAGGCTGGAAAGGATTTCATCAGCCGAGTGCAACCTACTATTTTCTTAAACGGAAACCACGATGACAGACTCGACCAAATCATCAACGGCTCTACCAGCGGAATGATGGTTGACTACTGCATCGACCTCAAGAACGACATCTACAACCATCTCAAGAAGAATGGATGTAAGAAGATTTACGATTACCACGCTGAGGATGGCGTACACACGCTTGGCAAGGTCAAGTTCGTACACGGCTACACCTGCGGAACTCGTGCCGTGGAGGAACACGCTATCCATTATGCTGAGCCTCAGGGTGCTGTCATTATGGGTCACCTGCACTCCATCCAGCAGGTCAATGCCAAGAAGCACCACGGAGCAGTAGGCTTCTCTGGTGGCTGTCTGTGCGTCAAGACGATGGACTATAGTAAGAATCGTCTAGCGACCAGCAAGTGGGGGTCAGGCTGGACTTATGGATTCGTCCAAGGGTCGGATTGGAAAGTGTGGCAGGCTCACCGAGTGGGGAAGAAATTCATCTACTCTATCAAAGGACTATGAGAAACCCAATGGACTTCACTCCTCCCGAACACTACAGGGAACTTGACCGAATGGCTAAGTACTATCGCAGAGAACGAATTGTTGTTAATATTCTTCTTGTCGTTGCTTGGTTTGCTACTGTAATCACGGCTCTCAAACTTATCTTTATCCGATGAACAACAAAGACCTCAAGGCTATGGAAAAACTGTTTGGAAAGGCTGTCGCTGAAAAGCCAGCCAAGGGTTTCTATACCCGCAGGGAAATCCAGAAGATGTGGAATCTTTCTGAGCCTATCATCTCACGAAAACTTTCTACTGCTCTCAAACTTAATCTTCTTGAAATGCGTATGTACCGAGTGAAGTCTGGTATGGTCACTCGCCCTATCCCTCACTACCGAATCCTCACCAAGTAACTCTATGACCAACGCAGACAAACTGAAAGAATTCCTTACGAACTTTGACGAGGGTATCGTCATCGCAGAAGGATGTGAACACGCCTTCATTGGTGTGTCTAACACTCCTGATGGCTATCGTGCTGTGTACTCTACTGAGCGTATCATCTCCAATATGATGGAGGAAGATATGATGACCTTTGATGACGCTGAAGAGTATATGCACCTTAACATCCTTGGTAAGGACTATGGTGATAACGCACCTTTGTTCGTTGACATCGTCCCAGATGAGTTCTGGAAAGATGATGAAACCGAATTAGGTGACCTTGCTAACTGAAGGTCTCAGGTATCTATAGGTCTTGATGACTCCGATAATCAAGATGTCTAGCACGGCAATCCCCACGCCTGCTCCTATAATCCAAGAGAACCAAGGTGAATCAAAAATCCACGCAGAGCCAATTGCTAGTCCACCTGCTAGCGAGACAATAACCCCAGAGGCTTTGCGTGGTGTGAACGCTGTTACCAGCACACCTACCACAAATAGGAACGCCCCGACTGTGCTGACCTTCCATAGCACCTTCTGCTTGAACTCAGCGTCAGCCCTTGCGTTAGCCTCAGCGAGTTCGTAGTCCCTCTGCTCTACCATTTGGTACAGGGCTGTGGTCTCAGCATCAACCTTGGATGCCTCTTTCTTGTCATTCTCTACCGCCTTAGAGTCGTTTTGTTTGATGATACGGGTGTACTCCTCAACCTTGACCACGGAGGGCTTAGCGACCCCAGAGAGACGGGTTACTTGGGCTTCGACAAGTCCTCGTACATTGCCTTGAGCGAGGCTAGGCACGACAGCAGTAAGGGCAGAAGCGGAATCAGAGACGATATCTTCGACCTTTGTGATGTACTTGTCCTTCTCTTGGTTTTTCGTTTCAACGGGAATAGGGGCTTGAGGTTTAGGGGTAGACGAGCAACCGCATAAGGTTACAAACACAAATAATATTGTCAGGCTTTGTAAACTCATTTGGTTTTCTGAAGGAACTTGCGTCTCGCCCAGTTGAAAACCTCTGGAGCAATAGAACCAGAGATGCTACACAAGACGCTCTTATAGAAAGGGTCTATGTCGGCAGAGTACAGGGAGAAATAGCAGATGACTCCAACGATAGCACCCGCCACGACCATCCGTGTCCATCGCATAATCTCGTACTTCTCGTCCGTAAGTATAAGCCTAGCCAGCATTCCAAGACCGCCAAGCACGGCAAAAAGCCAGCCCGTCTTCTTGAACTCTTCTGCCATATCGTTCAGCGATTGAGGGTCTTGGCTCATTGCTTAGGCTCAGCCCTTTGGACTCTCCGCTTTGCGGCTTCAAGGTCTTCGTAGATGCCCTGCATAGCCTTCTGGGGGTTGTACACTTTGAACTTGTCACCTTGGACAACAATCATCCAACCGACAGCATTCTTCCAGAAGCCTCCGTTGAGACCCTTTTCCAGAGTCCATCCTCTCCAGCCTTCCAGTTTGCCCATAGGCTTAGAGGGAGGCAGGTTCGGGAACGGAGTACCAGCAGGGGCAGGCGTTCCTTGGGGTGGAGGAGGGGCTATAGAGCCTCTTGGAAGGGCAGGGGTAGCGGGAGGTCTAGGGAAAGCAGGTGTGCCGCTAGGCTTAACGCTAGGCAGGGGAGGCGTAGCAGGGGGTCTAGGGAACGCAGGCGTTCCTGAGGGCTTATACGAGGGCAGTCCAGCAGGGGCAGGCGGAGCAGGATACGGAAACTGCTTAGGCAAGTTCTGGTTACGAGGCTCAGAGGCTTCGATGTCAGCACCATCGTTCAGGTCTTGAACGACTTCACCAATGCGTCCCGTAGCCTCATCAGCGTCAAGGCTAGCACCCTCTTCCATATCAAGTCTAGCCTCACCACGCTTGCGGTCTATCTCAGCGGTGACTTGGTCAGACTCAAGGCTAGCACCTTCTTCCATATCTCTACGGGCGGTTGCTTTGCCTTCCGCAATAGCGTCAGACTCAAGGTCAGCACCTTCAGCCATATCTCTGTCCGCAATTCTCTTAGCCGTGTCTTTAGAGTTCTGGCTAATTTCCTTGTTGAGAGGCTTTAGTGTCTTCTTGAGTTCCTTGAGGACTGCAACAGGGGTAAATGCAGGGGTGGCGATTCCGTTGTCAACAGCCGCCACAATCTTATCGTAGGCTTCTCTGACTTCTGGGACAAGGACTTCGTCCGTAGCGTCCTGTCTTCTGACAGCCTCACGCAGAGCCTTCATCGCATTCTTGATGTCAGGGGACAGGTTAGCCGTGTCAGCGTTGTCATCAATGAACTTGCCGAGAGTTCTAACGCCACTCTTGACGCTGTCGCTTACCTTGAAGTTTCCTTCAAACGGCTTGAGGTCAGGCTTAGTATCCTTTTGCTTTTCCGCAAGCATCGGCTTAAGCGTATATTCGTTGAGATTGTTATATTCTCGCTTAGCATCCCAGTATCTACGCTTGTTGTCAGAGTTCTCTCTGCCCTTGGCATCCTTGAACCTTTCATATCTATCCATCAAGCCCTTTAGGTAATCAACCTTCTCTTGAACTTGTGCGACCTGTTCGTCTGAAACTTTATAGCGAGCAGACTGGTCAAGTTTAGAGATAGTCGTGCGTCCGCTTATAGAGATGTTAGAGGAGTCTTCTTCTCCGAACTCAGCGTTTCCGAACACAGACTTCCTAGCCTTGATAGGTCTACCTTCAGTATCAACGACTTCTCCGAATACTTCCTTGACTCCTTGGCTTCTGACACGCTCACCAAATTCAGATAGCATCAGTTTGCTGTAGCCTCTGTTGCCGAACTGTTCAGGAACTTGCGTGTCAACAATCTTAGCCGTGCCATCGTTATAGACATCAGCATTCAGGATGCCGACCTGCTGACCTGCCTTGTTGTGAAGCGTGAGCGTGACGAGATTCTTGCCCTTGATAATTCTGGTGTTCTCGCTGTATCTAAGTTCCATGCCCTCAATCTTGGCAGGGTCTTTCTCAGCGATGCGTCCAAGGAAGCCAGTCTTCCATTGCTGACTACCGACTTCATAGGTTCTGCCGCCATCACGAGGCTCTCCAGCAAGGTCTTCAACCTTAAACGGCATATACTCACTAGGCTTAGCGACAACCTTAGCGTACGGATTCTGAGAGCCGCCAAGTTCGTTAACATACGACATCTTGCGAGCCTTGTTGTATTCTTGGATACGCTGGTTTTTGGCGTTGTTGACGATTTCCCAAGCAGGGGCTGTCTTGGTCATAATAGACATAACAGGCTTCTCTCCGCTTGTCTGAACAACTGTAGACCTGTACGACTCGTGGAGTCCGCTGTCTACCTTCTCTGCGATAGGACTCTTAATCTTGATGACAGCGTAGGCGTGACCCTTAGGGACATCCCTAATCATAGGCTCAGCGAGCAAGTCACCGAACACACGATTGGCTTCAGCGGCTGTGAACTTGCTGGTGTTCTTGGCGTTCCAAGACTTGCCACCAATAGCCTCACGCATTTTAAGATACGCATTTCCGCTGATTTCCTTAGACTTGGCAATCTTGGAAAATAGGCTTTCGATAAAGAGTTTTCTGTTCTCGAAACTGTGTGTCGGAAGTTCTTCAAGAGCCTGCTCCATAAGAGAGCGATAGGACTCTGTCTCATCAAACGAAATCTTTTGCTTGTCGCTTCCTTTCTTTTTGCCAGAGACATACTTGTCCATAGAAGCGTCAATCAGATGTTGCTTCAGGGTTTCGGGACTCATAGCACCATTCTCGACCAAGTGGTCAAGGATTTGCAGGACTGACTTAGTACCTGTAGGGCTTTGGAAAATCTTGTCATTGTCAGGCTTGACCAATGTGATAAACGATTCTGACTGACCGAACTTTCGTCCGTTGACCTTGATAGCCTCGTTCATCCACTTAACCAAGACTGAAGACTCTCCCTCTCCAGCAAATGTGCTTGCCCAGAAGTCAGCGAGGTCTCCGTGAAGCATATGGAAGAACATACCTCCCTGAAGGTTTTCTACAGTTTTAGCATTAATCTTGAGTTCACCAACAGCCATAGTATCGGCTGTGTGAGCAATACCCTTCAGCCTTCCGATATTCAATCCTTTGTATGAGTCAGAGAGTTCAATTTTCTTTTCATCAATGCCTTTCTGTAGAAGTTCAGCACCCATATTTTTGACTAATACACTAGGAACTACTCTTGCCTCAGGTGTCGTATCGTCAACCTTCCAAGAGAGACCAATGCCAGTTCCAATACGGACATCCTTACCACGAGGCAAAGACTCCTGAATAGGGTATCTGACAGAACCTTGGTCGCTGTCAGCGGACACAGAGCCAACCTGCTCAGACTGTCTTGTGACTCGCTCCATACCAATATGCGTGTCGATGATAGCCGTGTTCTCCTTGACCTTGTCAGCCATAACAATGAACACAGTATCGGCACTACCACCATCGTAGACATTCTTGATGACAATGCCATCGTGACCGCCTGCTCTGGCTTGCTTGAAGATTCTATCGTACTTAGCCCCGTCAAAGCACTCAAAGCCGTAATCGAGTACGAAAGGATTGTTGAACTTAATGGCGGCTCTAACCTGACGATAGCCCATTTCGCCTTCCTTAGGGTCAGCGTATCCAAACGATGTCTTGGTTTCTCCAGCAAGAAACACGCCAACTCTGTCGTTGGGGTTCATATGGCGAGAACCAAGTTTATTAACATCGAACTCCTTGTAGGTCAGAAGTTCATTGGAGTTAGTTCCGTGCGTAGCAACTGTCGTGACTGGTTTTCCTGTCTGGAACTGAGAATCATACTGGTCACCAAAGAACACCTTAGCCATATTGTCATAACCTGTGGATGTTCGTCTGTGAGTGTTTATGTAGTCAAGAATCACCTGACCATTACGCTGACCATTTCTTGTTGCTCTTGTGTACGCAAGACGAATGTCGTTATATCTCTGGAGATGAGCAGATACAGCCATCAATTCCTGACGCTTGATGTTTTTCTTTACAGCGTTAGGTTCTTTAGTCGCATAGAACGCATCCTCAAGTTGTGTCTTTAGTTGTTCAATTTTGCTTACACGAGCCATCACTTGCTCGGTAGCCTGCATAACTGCTTCGGGCTCAGCCTGACGGAGTTTAATAAAGTTGTCGCTGTAGAACTCCTCACGGGTCTGACGGATTAGTTCCGTACCAGCGTGGAAAGCCTTGCCAGCGTCAGTCTCAAAGATGTCTCCGATTTCTCTTGCTTTGGCAATAGTCTCATCATCCCAGACCTTAAATGTCTGCTGTTGCTTTTGTTGGTCGGCAACAACACGCTCAATACGCTTTTCGGTCTCGACACGCTCAGCCGCATAAGCCTTTTCCATCGCCTTTCCAGCGAGGTCTTTGTCCTTAAACGCACCAAGCATCTTGCCTTCAGCATCGTACAGGTTAGCCGCACCTTGCTTGTCTGCCACAATCTTGTACTTAGAAGCGTGAGTGAACACATCTCCCTGAGGAGTAGCCTCGTGTTCCATATCGGACACCTTGTAGTTCCTGCTGAGGTCGCTGTGAGCGTTGTCTAAATTGAAGTCGTACCTGATAGGCAGGTCGCTCTTAACAGGAGACATAAAGTCTATCCGCTGGTTGAAGACTGTCGATGTGTTGCCTCTGGGAATCTCAGCGATAGGAGTGTTGAAATACTTCTCGCTCTTACGCTTAGCCATACCAAGGAACTGATGCATTATGTTCCTACGCTCTGCACCAAAGCCATCACCACGAGCGAGGGAAGGAAGCAGGGAGGACTCCTGACGGGTCAGGTCTGTGCTAGCCTTGCTTGCGTTGCTTAGGTATTCAAAGAACGACTTGTCGAACTCGTTTCTGTCACCCTGCCAGAGGTCTCTAACTTCAGGCTTAGCCCATTGTTCGTTGCCTCTAGCGTCAATAAGATTCTTGTCTAGACCCTTCATCAGGAGCGACATCGTGCCGTCTTTCTTGACCTTTATTTCGTAGCCGACAACAATCGTGTTTCTAGAAGTAATAGGAACATCAGCACCATACACTCGCTTGGAGTTCGGGCCAACTTCCAGTTCCATCGAGTCACCCTTATAGAGGTACGAAATTACATTAGAGCCGTTGCCAGAGGTAATCTCTTGGATGTTCTTAATGCGTTCAGCAAGCAAAGGCGTAATGTGACCTTCGTTGACCAAGTGCGTCAGCATCGTGTCGCTGAATTTAGTTCCAACTGTACTGTTAGCAACAAAACTTCCTTCGACATCCTTCAGTCCAGCAACTTCCTTAGGGTCTAGTTTGGACAGCGAATCGTGGACAGCCTTGCCAACCTGAATACGCTCTGCCTTAACTTGGTCTTCTGTAAGGTTGCGTCTCTTCCCGTCTTTGTCAAAGTAATGCTTAAACCCGTCCATACCATTACTGTTAAAGAAAGCGGCACGAGCAACTGGCTCAAGCGTTCTGACATCAAACGAGTTGGTGCTACCCTTGCGTTTGCCAGCAACCGAACGCAGGAGGTCTTGCACCATATAATCAATAGCCGAACTTCTCTGGGCTAGAGTACGCTTGCCGTCATTCGGGCCGAACGACTTATCGAAAGTCTTGTCTCCTGTGAAGTCTCCGAATGTGGGGTTCTGCTTAGTTACATTCTTCTGCCAGAAGTCTAGGAAGCCGTTGTGCAGTCTGTCCATAACGCCCTGCATACCTGTGTACTCTGCTCCACGGAACAGATAGTCAACAGGCTTGCCCTTCATAAACTGAGTGGCGTAGTGAGCACCGAACTCTTCAACGAGGTAATCAAGAGCCTTGGCTGAGTCAGGGTTCATTCTGGCTGTGCTACCAGCCTTTTGGTACTCAGCGAGGTGATTGTCGAACTCAGCAAGGCGTTTAGCGAGTTCAGCAGGAAGTTCAGAAAGTTTCTTTCCAGTAGTAGGGTCTACTGTGTTTCTGAGTTCTCTTGTTACAAATGCCTTGAACTCCTTAGGGTCAATTTCAGCAGGCTTGACCTTGATGCCATTAGCATCGAACTTACCAAGAATAGCCTCAGAAAAGTTATCTCTGAACATTCTCTCCATAACTGTGGTCTTGAACACAGCGTGGAAGATTTCGTGGTGCATCACATTCTTGCTTGTAGAGTCTGTGTTGATTACGATAGTAACCTGCTTCTTTCCATTTCCATCTCTTTCCGTGTGCATCACGAATCCTTCACCGCCAAAGAAACCAGAAAGCGGGGCTTCAAATTGAATAGGCTTTCCGTCCGCACCAAGAAGTTTTGCACCAGTCACAGGGTCAACTTTGTGACCATCAGCATCAAGTCCCTTAGACTTAAGGAATGCCGCCTGACCTTGAGCGTTATCAACAATCAAACGCATATCAGGAGCAATGCGGTCAAGGCCAGCAATCACCTGCAAAGCACCAGCCCTGTCACCCTTGAGGGTAGCATCAAGAAGGTATGTTTCAGTAGCCGCAAGATTAGGATGCTTGTCGGCTCTCATATTCTCAAGGACAAAACCGCCTTGAACTTCAGCCCTAGCCATCTTTGTGCCACCAGAAACATCCGCAAAGGCTCGTCCAGCAAGAGCACCAGTACCACCTAAAGCCATACCAGCACCAATGCCCTGTCCCATACCTTCTGCACCACCGCTGAGATAGCCAAGACCGCCACCTATGACAGCACCCTGAGCCGCACCTTCAGCCATTCCATAACCATAGGAAAACATAGGGTCAACGGCATCAAGAACTTTAAGTAATCCCTTAGCGTGTCCAGAAAGGTTAGGGGTCTGAAGGAGAGCCTCCCTAGCAAAAGAGTTATAACCACGAGTAAAACCTTGCTTCATTATCTGTTCACCAACAGCACCAGCGGCTTCACCAATGCCAGCCGCCGCACCAGCACCAAGGTAAACATTAGAAATAGTAGAGGCTACGGGAATATGGCCTCCCATTACGGATGCCGTGGTCGAACCAACAGCGGACATTCTAGCCGTAGCCTGAAGTTCCTTGGTAGACATACCAGTAGCGGTCTCTAGAACATTGCCGCCAACAGCAATAGCCTTGTCGATAGTTCCTCTCGTTACTGCACCAACAGCCTCAATAGGAGCACCAACACCCCACTTGAGGCCACCACCAATGACAGATGCCTTCAGCGACTGACTTCTAGCCGCAAGCATAGTGAGTTTTTCGCCCATACCGACAGCCCTCATACCCGCAGAAGCGGCTGAGCCAAACGGAACAAACAGCGTAGGGTCAGCAATATAAGACATCGCAAGGGTGATGTCCTTGTCGATGACATTCTTATCCATAACAATGGTCTCTTCGCCTGACGCAAGAGCCGCAGAGTGCTTATTGAATCTTCTGGCTTCTAGGAATTGCTGATAACCCTCCGCAGTACCATCTCCAGCAATAGCGTTCTTAAGACCAAAAAGGATGCTGTTAGGGTCGGAACTCTGAGCCACCATACCATAGAGGTTGCGTGTACCCTGTGCAAACGCTTCAATAAGGGACGCAGGGGCTTGAGATAGAGCCTTAAGGGGATGGTCAGCAACAGCACCTACAGCCCTTCCTAGGTCATCTAGGACAGCCGATGCACCCGCACCGATACCATCAATGATGCTAGTCTCTTTAGTCTTGTTGAACGCTACGAACTTCAGGTAATCCGCTTCTTCAGGGACATAGTCTGCGTCTTGCTTGAGAGCCTCGGCAACATCTTCCCCCGTCAAAGGGGCGTTGATTTCTTCGATAGCCTTCTGGCGTTCCGCTGGGTCTAGTGTATCTAGGAACGCTAGTGTTTCCTGAGAAAACCCAGAAGAGTCCTCAGTAGGCATAGCACCTGTATTGGCTACTTGCAGTTCGTTGTAAGAGCCTTTGCTGTCAGGGAAGTCCATATTACTTTGCTCTAGTTTTCTCCGCCAGTTTTACTTGTTGAAGAGAACTAGCAAGGTCAGTTTTACTAGGAGAAATAGAAACACTTATACCAGCACTATTGTGAATCAAAGAGTCTTCCATAGATTTCATAATGCTGTTTAGTTTAGATTCGCCAATTGTGTCAAACTGAAAGAACTTTCTAGGGTCACCAATTCGTTCTAAAATCATAGCGTGTTCAGGAAGAGCAACTGGGCCAGTACCAACTGTTTCAACACGAATCGCCGCCTTAAGTTGAGCCAGCAATGATTCAGCATCACCCCACATAGGCTGAGGAATAAGAGTTCTTGATACCTTGCCTTGCTTGTACATCGCAAGAAGTTTAGGAATAATAATACGAGCCTTTACAGTATCATCGTGAAGTTTCTTGAATTCCTTTGCACCCTCTTCTCCTCCTGAAGCAATACCTGCTAATTTAATGCCAGAACCCTTTGCTCTTTCTTCAGGGATAATTTCTCCACTAGGAGTACGAGTCCCATAACTGTATAAGGTATTTTTGCTGATTTGTTCAGCAGTAACAGGGGTTGTTTTGTCTGGAGGAATGTACTGAGCACCCTTTGGGGTAATCATAATCTTACCACCAAGTCCATCAGGGGCGTTCATAAAGCGAACGCTAGTTTCAGGGCGAATGCTTGAATAGACCTCTTCAAGGGCAGAAGGAATAATACCTTTGTTGTTAGTAACAAACCATTGACGCACTCTTTCCTTTTCCTCAGCAAATGTTTCTTGACGGAATCCTTCCTTAACACCTTCTTGGATTTGAGTGTTAAAGTCAAATGTCTTTGCGTACTTGTTGACAGCAGGTGTAGTTGCGGCATCCGTACCAAGACCAACAGTTTCTGGAGTTAGTTCCTCAAGTGTCTTAGCGGCCTTAGTAGCCTTAGTTCCAGTAAGCACAGACTGGTTTTCCAATTCCTTACTGAGTTTGTACATCTGGTCAGCCGTCATAGGCTTGTCCGCTGGGATGCCTAACTTAGCCGCCGCATTGGTAACATCAGCACGAGCATCAGTAAATCGAGAAGGTGCTTTAATTGTGCCAATCCCGCCACCCATATATCTAGTATTAACTTCGGCAACAGTAGGATTATTCTGTGTTTCAAATCTATTAATATCTCTTGCAATGTCTCCAACTGTGATATTTCCGCCAGTTCTAATAGTGTTCTCAAGCGTCTTTTGCGTATTCGCAATAACGGACTTGGCAAAATCGTTGATGACAGCGTCTTCTGCTGTCTTAGGCTTAACTTCATTAACCTTACGCTCAGCAAGAATCTGCTCAATAGGTCTTGTATCAACAGGGGCTGGAGGAGCAACATCATCTTTGAAGTTGCTAATGCTGATGCCGTTGTACTTGCTAGTAAGAGTTTCAACCTTAGTTTCTAGTGCGTCACGCTTTTTCTTGTCAGCGGCATAATCACCCGTCTTTCCATTTCTTGGTACATATTTTCCTTCTGAGGAAATATACTTATAATTTCTTTCGAGGTCTTCGTCAGCCTTTTCAAGGTCAGTCTTAGTTTTATTAAGTTCATCCCATACTGGCCTAGAAGCGTTAATTGCCTTTTGTGTGGCAGTAAGCATCGGCTGACTTTTTTCAACTCCAGCAGGGGCAGTCCCCGTGGCAGATATAACCCCAGATTTCTTTTGAGCCGCAAGCGAAGCCGCAATGTCCCTATCTCCTAGAGCCTTAGCCGCAGATGTACCAGCACCCTGCTGAGCCTCAGACAGAGCCGCAACTTGACCCATAATGTTTTCACCAGTTCCGTAGTCTTCTGAAGACTGTCCTGCAATCTCGCCTGCAATCTTGTTCTTGTTTCTGAAGTCAGAGATGTTCTTCAGGATAGCATCTCTAAGTGCAGGGTCTGTCTTAGCCATATTTGGGTCATTGGCAAAGCCGTTCTCCCATTGAGTGGTAAGTTTACCAAGAGCACTTTCAATATCAAAACTTTTCAGGTTGCCAATTTTAGCCTGAACCTCAAATGACTTTCTAGCAAGTGCAAGGTTCTCCTCAATAGTGTCGGTTGTGCTAAACGGAGTTCCCTTGACATAGCCGCCTTGGTTGTCAGGAATTTTAACTTCCTTAGACAAGGCATCTTGAACGCCCTGTCTGGTTCTAGCAGTCAAACCCTTCTCGTAAATAGCAAGGCTAGGAGTAATCGACTTCTCAAACGCTTCAGCCTCAATCAAAAAACCAGCCTGCTGGTTTGTGGACATACTTTCAAACTGAGAAAACTTCTTAAGGATAGGCTCAAACCTGTCTGCAAACTGTCCAAGTTCTGGATTGTCTGCAATATTAGCCTGCATAAACTTCAGGTTTTCATACAAGCCAGCACCCCTTGCCGTAGTGACTTCACGCTTGTCTCTGTTATCAGCGTATCCCTTCATTCCCGCAGTAATGGAATTACTAAGACCAGTCATAGTACGCTCTATGCTAGCCGCCTGCTGAGCACCGAATTCGCTGATGCCTTGGATGGGTTGGATGCCACCAGTATACTGTCCAAAGGTTTTAGCCATAAAGATTATTTCTTAAAGAATCCAGTACCGCCAGTAGCCATACCTCCAAGAACAGCACCGCCCATACCCATAAGACCAGCGGTCATAGCGTTGCTTGCTTGTTGGTTAGCCATCTTGACTTGCATAGCCTCTTGGCGGTTAGCACCAATAAGAGCAGAATTGTACTGAGATTCAGGTTGAAAGATTTGAGCACCAAGTCCCTGAGACATATTGTAGGCAGAGCCGTACATATTAGCGGGGGAGTAAGCATTAGCCTGTGTAAGCATTTGACTGCCGTATGTACCCATAGCCTGCTGGGTATTTTGTGCTCCAAGTCCGTAGGTGCTTTGAGCGTACTGTCTAGCCCTATCCTCACGAGCAAGACCCATATTGTAACTGCCTAGCACCTCTTGAGCGACTGCTTGATTGCCTGTGAGACCCCTAGCCGCCATTGCCGCCCTAGCCGCCTGCTGGGACTGCTGGGTCATTTGAGCCGTAAGCCCAGAGCCAGCCTGAAGCCCTTCTTGAGCCTGCTGAGCCATCGTATCGTACAGACCCATAGTCTCAGCCCCCATACCACGCCTGTAAGCCCCCATAGCAGACTCGCCAATCTGTCCGTACACAGGGGACATAGCCGTAGCGTACTGACTGCTCAGTTGTGCCGCTTGAGGAATGAACTTGCCGTAGGACTCCGCTTGGAACTTCAGTTGGTTGTCCATCATCTCCTGCTGGAGTTTTTGGTACTGAGGTTGATACGCCCTCTCAGCCGCAAGCAGTTCAGGCTGGAGGTCGATTTGAGCCCGAAGTGCGGCTTTCATTTCTGCCGCATAATCACGAGGAGGAGGTGCTGAAATTTTCTTGCTTCCCATTGTTATAAAAGGTTGATGTATTGGTTGGTTATTTCTGTGAGGTTACCGAACCTAAGAGACCACTTTTTACAGTTGCTCCAATGGGGGTAACGCAGTTTAAATTCTTTTACAAGATTTTTAGTGGACTGTGAATCGACCGAAATCATATCCATTATGCACAGGTCGTACTTGTGTTCTTCGTCCCTAGGTATCTTGTTATTAAATGTGAACAGAGACTCTTGGTCTCCGTTGCTAGCCTTAATAGGGTAAGCAATTCCCACTCCAGCCACCTCGTTGTCAACAGTAGATACAAACAGGTGGTCGTGGGCAAACGCCCATTTGAGGTAAACCTCCGTGGTGATGTCATCAAAACCAAAAGCCTCGCCACGCCCTTTAGAGCGATGCGTCTGAACAAAGGCTTTTAGTTTCGACAGGAACATCAGATATAGATTTCCTGAGCGTGACCTACCGACAATCCTGTTTCGTGGTCAAAAGTCCCAGCACTATTGACTGACCTGTTTAAGTAAAAAGTAGAAGTTCTGTTATTTGTAGACCTAAAGTGAACAGAATAGGTGCAAGATACATCAAGCGTATTAAGGTCAATAATCTTAACTCTAACTGTGTTAGGTGTAGTTCCGTCATTAGCATCGTGACCACAAGTCGTAACGCCAGACCAAGTGTTGTTTGAAGCGTCCACGGCATCTGGCAAGGCAACAGGAGTCCCAGCACCTACGCCAGAGTTAGGTGTGCGTGTAACAACAAACACAGTATCAGAGGCTGAATTCCACATTTCTCCAAAAACAGCCCAATCAAGAACAACAGTATTTCCAGTCTTCTTAGGAGTGAATGTAATGTCTAATTGAGGGATTTTAGTTCCGTATAGGTTAGCAGTATTCTGAATACCGCCCCAACCAGAAGTAAGACTTGCTATTGCTCTAGTCTGAACGAAGTAGTCAAGGCGAGGATTGATGGCAGTAGTTCCAAGCAAGGGGGCATTTGTAAGTGTCGCAGTACCTGTAACAGTAAGATTTTTAGATATAGCAAGATTAAAGAGTGCCTGCGTGTCTACCTCTAGATATGGGGTCACAACAGCATTTGCATATTGATTTCCGCTGACCGCAGTATGACCAACAAACCGACTAGTAGCCTTTACGAGATAGTTACAGGCTGTCGGAGTGGTGGTAATCGTTGCACCAGCATAAGAAGGGAGAACAATTGTAAATGTAAACGATGTGACTGCCGTAATTTTAAATACTCCGTTATATCCAGTACCAGCACCAGAAATTTGAACAATTTGGTTTACAGAAAGGCCGTGGGCAACAGCGGTTGTTACTGTAACAGTAATTGCATCGGCACTAACATAAGTGCTTCCAACAACAAGAATTCCGTCATTTGAAGCAATGACAACATCTTTGTTTGCTTGGGCGGTGATGCTTGAGGTTGTAATAGGAAGCCCAGAGCCAACCACATCTCCAATCGTAGCCTTCTTAAGCACACCAGCGTCATTGACGATAGTGCTGTCGGTAGCCTCAAGGGTGTTAGCCGTGATGCTTGGCTGGTCAGAGATAGCCCCAACAAGTAATTGTGCAGAGTCAACCAGTTGATTAAGTCGAGCCGCAGTAAGTTGTTGCGAATTGGCGAATGTATCGCCCTTAGAAAGTTGTGGCATATTATTGTTTATTTATATTGTTTTTCTTCTGTTGAGTGGCGTAGGCATAAGCAGAGCGAATAGAAGGACGCTTGGAGTAAGATACAAATTTAAGGATTAAGCCAGAGCCTATTTTTCTGATAGGGTTGCTTCTGTTGAAGTCTTCTACAGAAGACGAACCAAGAGAATCTACCCTTACGCTAATATCTGGATTTCTAACTTGAGCGTATGTCTCAATTCTTTCTCCACCAGATGTAAGGATGTTTGCCTCGTAGGAACTGAACCTCTTGTCGTTGATGTTATCAAGAGTGTATTCTCTTGTTTCCAGTACAGCGTTGATATCGTTCTTGGTGAACGAAAGCGTGTCCAAGATGATAACATTAGGATTAGGACTTCCGTTGGCATCTAAAGAGGCAACTAATATTAAGTTTCCGTAAAGTCCTTTTGCTATGTTTTCTGGCGTGTCTACTCCTGTAACAGGAGATGGCAAAATAGGGCTTCCAATAGCATCACCGAACTCATCGTAATCAAGTTCTTCTGTAAGGAATATGCCTTGATAGTTATCTACTAAAAACATTCTACGCTGATTGTCTTTCTTAACTACAATGAACTCTTTTAAAGATGTGGACTCAGCCTTGGCAAAAGTCGTTCCAGTCGCTCCAGTTACAAGCCAAGTGGCAGTTCCACTAACATAAGGGTCAACAACAAAACTAGATTTAGGTATTTCAATTATAAAGTCTGTGTTAGTAAAATAAGCAGGTGTTCCGCTTTCTGTTTGATTAATGACTTTGTATGTTCCGCTTGGGAACTTAAAATTTTCTACAAGAACAGTTCCAAGATATGCTTGTCCAAAATTTACATTAACATAATCTCCAACTTTCATTCCGTGCCAAGGAAGGCTATATTTCGTGATAGCCACATAATAATAATTAGGCGATGAAAAACTTGATACAAAAGCATCTACAAGAGTAGAAACATAAGCAAGCAATGAGTTATTAGTAGCAACAAGGGTAGGATAAGTATCAACCGATTCCCATTGCTTTAAGATGAAGTTATATACCAGTACAGTATTGTTGACAGTAGAGTCATCCAACGGAACGGCAAGGTAGTAGCGATTATTCCAATAGGTAGCAACAGCATTGCTTGCGTAGTTGCGATTGATTCGCTGAATGACATCATCAATAGGGGCTGAGATAGGGTCAGCCATCGTAAGCAACTTCATTGACTCAGCAGAGGCAGGTTGAGGTTGCAGGAAGTACACCCCGTTGTCGGAAAGGAAGAACACGCCACCACCAGCCTGTACAACAGACTTTCTAGCAGAACAACCTATGTCGGTAGCCAGCGTCCTAACATAGGAGTCATTGCTGAGGGCTTCACCCGTGACATAGCGGTTAGAGCCGACACTAACATAAAAAATGCTGTTACGCATAAACACCAAGAACTCATTTAAAGTCCAAGGAGCAACACCGACTATTTGGTCGTTACTGCCGTTATTTATTGTAAAAGCGTCAAGGGCATCCCAGTCATTGTAATCAAGGAAATTGCTGACGGAAACTGTGTCGTAGTTTCTAAGAGGGTTTGTCTCTAGGTGAAATTTGCCGACAGCAATAAGCCTATTAGCATAGTACAACAGACTAGAGCAGTTCGGGAATTCAACGCCAGCACCAGAAGTCGGTAGTGCTGTGATAGTTGCCGCTAAGTCCCACATCAGCGGACGCTTGTTAAATCCTCTGCTAATGAAGATTTTATCCATAGCGTTGCAGACATCGCAACCTTCTGGGGTGGTTATTAACTCAGAAGCGGAGTACGAACAAGAAGTTGAGCCAATAGCCCCGTAAGAGGCAACCGCCAGCATAGTGTATGTAAAATCGTTTGTAGTATGACTAGTAATTACAAACAAACCAGAATAACCAGCAAGACTGGATTCAACATACACGCTGTTTCCATTAGCAAGCCCGTGTGCGGCTTTTGTTACTGTGACAGTTAATGCATCAGAAGATGTAAGCGTAGCACCTGTTATTCTGTTCGGAAAATATATCTTAGAAGAAATAATTTCTGTTTCTGGATTGTATGTGTACAGTCCATTAGCAACAACCAAAACAATAATTTCCTGTCCGTTAGGCTGGATGTATGTACCAGTACCATAGATGGTCTGGCCGATGATGTCCCCAGCAGTCTTTCGTTGAAGACCTTTTCTGGTCTTAGCGACACCCCTGTCTAGTCTGAAATTCTGAGACTTACTAACAATACCTTTAGGCAAAGCACTAGGGTTGTCACGGCTGTTAAGCCCGACAAATCCCATATCTCCGTCCTTTAGGTATTCATTAGCCATTACTGAGAGATAATAGAGAAGTACACAGCCTTAATCTTTTCAGACCAGCGTGTACCGACATAAACGCCACCAAGGAAGGTGACTGTAGCGATGATAAGGGTAATCATTGAGGTAAAGTAATTTTAAGACGCTTGAGTTCGGCCTTGAGTTCAGCCTCGGTTGGCTTGGTAATGAGGGTCAGAATGCCAGCGTACTTGCCGCCAGCCTTGAACTCTTGGTAGCCAAGGCAGGTCTTGCCGTCTAGAACGAAAGCAACCCAGCCTGTTGGAATGATAGTTTCAGTAGCCATAAAGTTTAATAGTAATAGCCTCCATTGCCGTCCCAATAGACTGTCATTCCCATAGATGGTTCATATGCACCAGTCGGTGTTCCATATGAGTAAAAACTTCCTTGTCCATCATATGATGCAAAATAACCGACAGAAGTTGCTACATAATATGTATATTTACCATTCGGGTAATCACCTCCAAAGATATTTACAAGGTAAGTGCCTGTGCTATTATACACATATTCATTTACGCCAATTACAGAATATACAGTATTTAAATTAGCATCTAGCCTAATATATCCACCAGCCCCATCCCAAGTGTATTCATATCCAGCAAAGTGAGCCGTAGCAACATTTAACTGTACTGGGTTAAGGTTCACAAAACCACCTTCGTGGGCTTCGTCATTAGTTGTTACAAAAGTATTATTTCTGTATTGGATATCAGAAGCGGTAGCGTAATCAGTATAAGTGCCACCAGCCCCATCATTTTTTACAATGTAGTCGGCAGATTGCCCATAATAGAGTGTAGTTCCAACAGTATGAGTAACTCCAGCCAGATAATCAACATCGTCAAGGGTGCTGTTATAAGTCCCAGCCGCAGGGAAGCCACCGCCAGACGGATTAGACACGATTTTACCGAACCCGTTGCGGCTAGAGCCAGACGAGATGCCTAAGTCTATCCTATTGAAGTCAACACCCATTAGCAGGTGGCAAAGGCAATATGAACAGGGGTAGAGGCGGTGTCAGACAGGCAACGGATGTGGCCGTTGTAGTTGTCAAGGGAAATGCTTTCGCCAGCCTTGACCTTGAACCCTTCAGAGCCAGACTCAGCAAAACGGACTGTGATGACAGCCGTGGCGTGTTGATTCTGGACAATGACGCTCACCCGTCTGATGGGGGTGACGGCGGCATCAAGGACAGTAGTGGCAGATGTGCCTACTGTGAAAGTAGCGTGAGTAAAGCCACGCAGGAACGGAGATGTGAATGAGATGTTAGCCATTTTAGTAAGTGTTTGTCATATTGATTCTGCCGAACTGAGACTGCTGACGAAGAGTCTTGTCGTATTCCATATCAAGAACTTCCTTAGCCTTAGCATCAATTGTTGCGGCTTCAGCAATCTGACCTTCAGACACAAGCCAATTAGCGGCAGAAGCCCAAGCAATGAAAGAAGAAAAGATATAAGGAATTTCAATCTTAGCCCAAAGACTAGGATGTGTGTTAGGATTTTGTCCAACAGTCGTAGATGCAACTGTGCAGGTATAAAAATTGCCAGCGTGCGGCTTGCCCAAGACTGGTGTAAAAGTGCCTGTACCAGAGCCAGAGTCAAAGTACACCTGAACACCCTGATAGTAAACTACAGAAGGGTTGTACAAGTCTCCAGTTATTACAGGACAAGCAAGGCGATAGAGATACCAGCCCTCAACTATAGCCGTATTCAGAATGACCTTCTTAGAAGTGCCATCATCGTACAGTTGGTACTGGAGTTGGATAGCCTTAGTAGTCTCCTGAGGATTCTTTGTGTATACAGCAAGGATTTCTCCAGATTCTGTAGCGGGAGTAAAGTATGTAACATTGTTTACATCAACCGCTGTAGTAAACTTAATTAACCTGCAAACATCAGCCCAATTGTTAGCCTCCCAAGCCTCACGCATACGAGCGTTGCTAAAATCACGGAACTGAGCAAAGGTGTCAGTCGTGATGTTTTGGCGGTCATTTCCAGAGTACTGGAGAGCGTCAAAAAGGATTTGGGAGAAGTTTGCTGTTCTCATTTGATGAGATATCCGTCACCTGTAAAAATTGCCCCTTGGACGCAGGTTCGCTTGATGCGATTTTTAACTGCTACCTCAGGGTTATCTCTGATAAAATCATTAACGAACTCATCGTCTTTCCAGCAATCTGGCCCAAGGCGGTGTGCCCAATAATGGTAACTATCAAGAGGGATAGAGGCGATTTTCTCGCCAATACCATCAACGCTTTTTGCGGCGTTGGAGTTGTGAAAAATAGCCGATTGCTTGGCAACCGACTTTGCTTTGACCTCATTCATTCTCCAGCCCAACAGGAGTTCCTGCTCCACCCTCTTTTGAAGGTGGGCAGGGACTGCGTCAGCCAGACTTTGAATGATGTCTGACATTACTGCGGATTAGGCTGTGAAGTCGAACACACCGAAAGCGAGGGGGTTGTAGACGCAAAGTCCAGCAACCGCTTCAATCATTCGGGCTTCGCCACCACCAGCGTTCGGCAGAGCCGTCACGCCAGCAACATTGCCACCATAACGCACTTCGACTTGGTCGAACGGAATGACATAACCAACAAAGGTCGAGCCAACGCCAGAGGAAGCCTTGAGGTAGTGGGAAGGGTGGAGTCTCAACTTACCGAAATCACCCTCGAAAATGTCAACAGAGGCGATATAAGCGGACTCGTTGGCTTCACGATTGAAGGTGCGGATGGCAGTCTGGGTGTTGGCAGAGCCAGAGGAGGGCGTAGTGAACACGAGGTTCGTGAACGCTCTCTTCAGGGCAGTACCACAGAGGAGGTCATAATCCTTGAACTGACCAGTCTGGGAATAGATGCCTGTGAGGACATTCTGAACGACAGACTCAGTAAGGGCGGCAGTACCGACAGTCGAGCGATTGGCGGTAGGTGTGCAGAACTGGTCGATGACAGGAAGGACAGAATCCTTCGTGGCAATCGGTTGAAGCCACTTGTGGAGACCACGAGTGAGGTAGGGGGTAGAACCACCAGCGTCAGCCTGAGCACCATTGTCGGAACACATCGAGGCTTCCATATCACGCTTGATAGCCTGAATGCCCTTAGCGACATTGTTAGCGAGTTCATCACGAACGCCAGCGACTGTGGCGATGTCCTGCGTAAGCGGGGACACACGAACAGAGCGTCTGAAGATTTGGATGTAGTTGCTGAGTTCAGCACGATACTGTGTAGCACCATCCTTGGTGTAGTTTTCGTAGGTCGAAACATCTGTGCCATCGACTGTGCCAGTAATCTTCGGGGTAGGAAGAGAATCAGCCTGCCAGCGGAACAGGGTATTTCCGGGTTTGCTACCCTTTTTAGCCATCGAGGTGAAAGGAGTATCCTTAGCATCAACGAGAGCAATGAGGTCAGCGAGTTCTTCTCTCTTACCAGACGAGAAGGAGGGTTCTGTGAGATTAGCCATATTAGTATATAGGGTTTAGGGGTTTTGAATGATTACAGGAATCGGTTAGCGATTATAGACGAAAGGTCATCTCTAGAGTTCGATGCAGAAAAACGCTTCTGGGCTTGCTGAGACTTCAAATCCTTGGAAGGAATGGAGTTCGGTGCTGAAGAAGGTCTAGGCTGGTTGGGTGCTTTGTTGATAACTCCAGAGGACTTGCCTTTGGATTCTCTCGCTTTTACGCCAGAGATGTAATCACCAATCACCATCTTGTAGTCAGGGAATTTCTGGATTTCAGGGAAAGCCTTCAGGAAAGTCTCAGCGATTTGTCTGTCTCGTGATGCCTTATCCTTCCACCAAGGGTATTCCTTAGCGGCAATGGTTTCCATTTGATTGAAGTTCTGGAGGTACTGCATACGCTTGGGGAGGTGGTCTTCCATCGCATCAAGAGACTTGATTTTGATGTTTCGCACTTCTTCAGCGGAGTATTCCACTTCGTTTCCATCCTTACCTGTAACTACTGCACCATCGGGGTTCATTTCGCACCAGCGTCTGATTTGCTTGGCTTGGTCAATCTCTCGATTAACCTCTTCTAGCGTAGACAGGTGAGCGTAAGGATTGTCCTGAGTCGGAATCTGTGCTGGCTTGTTAGCCTCTTGCGACAGTCTATCCACCTCAGAACGGAGTCGTTCCACTTCTGCTTCAGCCTCCCTGCGTTTGGCAGAGAGTTTGTCGATGCGTTTCTTAACACCTTTGGGCAAGCCCCTATCAAGTTCGTTATCTTCAGATTTGGTTTCTTCGGTTTCCTCGGAATCTGTAGACTCGTCCTGTTCGGTGGCTGTATCGTTATCTTGAGAAAGAACCTCACTATTCTCGGAAGTCGCTTGACCTTCCGCTTCAGTTTGCTCCTGCGAGACTGAAGACTCACTATTTTCCTTACCGCCTAGGAAGGATTCGCTAACTATGTCAGCGAGTTTACTGATATCGAACGCCTGCGGGGGGCTTTCGTTTGTCGTAGCGTTGTTTTGAGCCGTGCTAAGGTCGGCTTGATTTTCTGTATTCATTAGATAAGGTCTAAAGTCCGTTTTTATATGCAGGATGTTGTAATAGTTCCAGAACTAGTAGCCAGTTACGGCTTAAAATTATACTAAGCAAGTACTATAACCATTACATACCGCTTTCTGACGAACTATGTGCTTCGGAGGGTCTTCCTTGGTCAGCCAGCACTTCTTCTCGGGTCTGGATAAGAATAGACTTAAATGCGGTCAAGGCTTCAGCCCTGCCAGCATACCAAGCCCTGTCTTCTCCCTTATTATCCTTAGAGATAGCGGAGGCTACCTCGGACTCAATAGAAGCGTCTAGGAGCATATGCAGAGCCTTCCAGAGGTCGTTGTTCTTTTCAAACGACAGACCTGTAATGATTTGGTTAGGGTAACGCATTATTCCTGAGGTTGCTGTTGATTGGCTTGGTCAATCTGTTGCTTCATCTGTCCAGCGGCTTGTTCGCCTACGGGAGTAACCCCCGTGCGTCCAATCTGCTTGTTCTGCTGTTGCATAGCGGACATCTGGAGATTCTTCATCATATTCTCCACGAGAGCACGGAAGTGAGGGTCTTGTTGCATTTGTTGCTGAGCCTTCGGATTCTTGCTCATAATGTCTTGCATATACTGCAACTTTGTAGGAGCAGACGGGTCGTTCTCAACATAGTTGGCTTCGTTACCAAGCATCATAAGGCCGATGTCAGACTGGATGTCCTTGTACATCTGCTGAGAAGCGGAGGTCTGGTTAATGATGAGTTCCTTAGCCTTGTCAGGGTCGATAGCCTCGATAGCCGCCTTGACCAACTTGTTCTTGTCGATAACGCCACCGCCATCCAGAGGAAGGACAAATTGCGTAATAGCCTTGAGTTTCTCGATGACAAAGTTCGTGTCGAGTTCTCGCACATCGTACTTAACTTGGAAGTCGTACATATTGCTAACGCTGGACATATTTTGAGGAAGAGCCGTACCAGTAATCTGTTCGATTTCAGCGGAGTCCATATACTGGAGCATCAGACTGAATGTCATAGCAAAGGCTTCACTCCACACATCAAGCCAGTTGTTGATGATAAACTGTTGAGTAACCTGAGTCTTCTGCGGCATAATCTGCGGATGCGGAAGACCAAAATATGATGCGTGATTCATCTCAACTCTGTCGATAAGCATAAACGCCACCTGCTGATTTTGGTCAGTAGGAGCAGGCATAAACTTGTAGTCATCCATCGAGGTGACAGGCAGGTGAATTCCTGGGGCAATCTTATTGATACCACCAAGACGCTTTTTAACAAGGATAGGCGGCATCGTTGTGAACGCTGTGCGGTCACGAATAGCATCGTGCTGAGCCTTGATTTCTTCTTGGTCTGTCATCGCCAGTTCAGGAACGCCACGAGACTCCATAATGGCTCTGCGGGTGCGTTCTCTGCGGTAAATGATAAACGGGTACTTATTGTGAGCGTAGCCAAGCAGTCCGTGAGAAGCGTAGTCTTCACTACCAGCCTGAGGGCAGAAAACAGTTTGATAAATTCCTTGAATGCCATCCTTGTCGATATTGCGACTGTAGGCGTAAACAAGTTCAATGAGGTTGTCATTGCGAGCAACTTGATAGTTAATCAAGGCGGCGGCAGGCAGAAGGTTTGGGTCGTTGAATTGTGATTGCATACCCATCACATTAACAGCCTGCTCAACAAAAGAGTCAGACCATTCTTCCTGAGCCGCCATAGAACGCAGTTCGACTTCAGTTACATAGGTTCTGCGAAAGATAACACGAGCCTTTTGGATTTCAATAGTCTCAGGAGGGAACGAGATTTCATCATACGGCTTAAGGGCAACAATGAGAGGTTGGTTTTTAGAAACAAACTGCTCAGGAATTTCACAGACACCCTTTTCACGGAGTTCGCTAATAGCCTTCTTTACATCCTTAGGGTCAACCGACTGAAGGTACATGCAGATGAGGTCTACAGCGTAGTCTTCTTGTGCAGGGTCTTGGATAGCGGCAGGAAGGTCTTTAAGGGAAGTGTTCGGGTTAGCCTGAACAGCCTGTTGCACAATCTGCATCAATTCATCTAAACGAATTTTCTGGAAGCGTGTACCCATTTCCTGCTCCCAGATAACATTAAGGGCAGACCAGCCGTATTGCTGGGTGTACTGGCAAAGGAGTTCCGCTTCCTTGCGGAGTTCAGAACGCAGTCGAGACTCAAGAAGCCACGACATCAAGATGTTTGCGGTAGAAGCGACCTCAGAGTCACCGAACTCAGTACCCTTAACCTTGACCTGACAGCGGTCAAAGGTCGTAACGCACATCGACACTAGGTCGTTAATGGTGCGGTCAACAAGGCGGGAACGGACATCAGAAGCACCCTCAAATGGGAACGCAGGATTGCCGTCAGGCAGGTTTTCGCTGTGTTTCTTGCCATCCTTGGACTGACCTTCCCAGCGAGACAAGCGGATGTCATCATTTTCGTTGATATTAGCGGTGTTGCCGCCATTTTGCGTAGAACGCTGGTATTCCTTGTAAAGATACGGAATATCAGGAGTCTCGCTAGCAAAGACCATCGGGTCTTGGTTAATTTTGTAAGATTTCATTTAAATATTTGGCGAGGTCATCACGGAAGTACCTCTTATGACCACCTTTGGTGGTGAATGTTCGTACTTGCCCCTTTTTGGCAAGCGACTCAAGTCTTATCCGTCCAATATTAGCGAATAGCATCGCTTTCTGACGAGACAAGAGAGTTGGGTAGTAGATTTCCATTAGTATCCACCGCCCCCCCAGCCCTTCATAGAGTCATTTCCCTGATATTCAGGATTCATAGTCATAAGATATCGCAGGCAGTCGATAGGGTCTTTGGTTGCACCTTTATCTCCGTCCTGACCTGTCCACTCTTTAAGGCAGTAGATTAGGTTTTCACAAGATTCGGCTATATAAAGCCTAGGCTTATTAATAGGGCTTATCTCTTGATTGTAATCGTAGGCAAATCCGTCATTAATCATTGCCACTCCCTGCTCGATGCGGATTCCAGCGGCAGGCTGAAAGTGCATAGGGTTTTCACCACTATCAAGCATTTCTATAAGGGTAGTGCCGCCATCATCGGTGACAGCCTTAGTACCGCCTGCACGAGGGTCGATGTAACGCTCCCAAATCTGTTCGCCATTTTCCAAATCAAGAATTAATTGCTTGTAGTCAGCCAGAGACCGCCCAGCCCCGTTTCTTTGGGCTGTCCCTGCCTTCCCGTCAGGGTCGCTAGAGGGCAATGCCCATTCTCCATCTGAAGTGTCAGGGAACTCCCTGTAGACATATATATTTCCTTCCTCGTCTACTCTAGCCCAAAGCATAAACCAGTTTCTTGCACCAGCAGGGTCGGTAATGAAGTAGTTTGTACCCTCGGCAGGCACAGCCTCATCTTTGACGATGTTCACCTCAGGACTGAAACGAGGAAACTGAGACCCGCTTACATTGTCAGCCCAACCATAAGCACGAATCTTAATTTCATAAGATTTCTTTCCAGACAAGGTTTTTTTAAGATTCTCAAATGGATTATACGGATTGAGTTGGCTGTGAAACCACATCACGGCAGAGGAGCGATTAAATGATTTAGCCTTGTACGGCATATGACCCCTCGGGCATCCCATTACATTCTGAGAATCAGGTAGCAAAGGAGATGCAAGGGTCTCAGTAATCTTAGCACCGCTGACATATTCCTTAACAACAGAACTGTAGCCAGAGATAGGAGTAAAAGTGACAACCATCTTGCCCATACGGGTAACGGCACGATAGCGGAGTGTCTCAACCCAGTCTAGCGGCACAAGTTCATCACACCAGATGAAGTCCACTTCACCACCTTCAATGACATCTCGCTTCTGAGCGTAGTTCATAAAGAAGCATTGGCTTTTGTTCGGAAGAATAAAGGTGTTGTCTGAGAACCCGTTTTTCTGCGTATACTGCACATTTTGCACCTTGTTCTTTCGGAGTTCCTTAAACTCTGAAGGCAGGTACTTGTAGATGACATTCTGTTGCATCTGGATACTCGATTGATTCGTAGTATGCAGACACCACACACGGGCATCCTTAATATTGATAAGCGTCTGAACGACTCTTTTAGCCGCCCATTCCGTTTTGGACGCTCGGTTACCACCAAGGATGAGAACTTCGTTGTTCTCCTTTAGCAACTGGTCTGCTTCCTTCCAATGTGGTAAATCGAACCCGTGCCTATATGGGTCAAGTTTTTCTGCGAGGATTTTATCCTCACGCAAGGTCAGAATCTCTGCGGTCTTCTCAGCCCCTACCTTTTCAGCCAAACGCCTAATCTCCTCCTGAGTCGGAGTGACAAGAATAGGGTGAGGGGTAGGAGTGAAAGCCATATCAGTTCTTGGAATGGGATATCATCGTCATCATCTTCTTCGATGTCGTTTGGGTCTCCCATAGCATTGTCACTTCTTGCCCTTGGTTTTGTACTTGCAAGGCTTCATCGGCTTAGAGCCAGCCTTGTAGGAGACTCTCTCTCGCTCCATCTTACGCATCTGCTTACCTTCGCCCTTTTCGTGTCTAGATTCGTTTTTCATAGTCTGGTTTAAAAATTTTTTAGTTTAGTACTTCCCGTTGAACCGAGGGTGTCGCACGACAACCCATCGTGCTCCATCCCATCGTACATCGGCAGGCATACCGATACCGAATTTGGAAGAGTCACGGCAGATGACATTGTGTTCCTTGCCGTTAATGAGGACGCTGATGACACGGGGGTTGCGGTGCTTAGCGGACACAGTACCCGAGGCTTGTTTGGGGGACTCAACGACTTCCGTGGGCTTAACGCCGAGGTGTTCACGCAGTAGGGCGATGCCTTCTGGAGTCCACTCAATCTGCCAGAGGTTTTCGGGTTTGAGCGAGGGAATCTTCTTCCAGCACTTTCCCGACTCAAAAAATGAACGCATCTCCTTCAAGATGTCACGAGATATACCAAGAGCGATGCAGAGTTCCTTTTCCTTCATAGGAGCATTAGGAATGCTTATGCTGGGGGCTGTCAAGCCGTTTCTCTACAAATCGTAATATAGGGGCGGGGGGAGTCGAACCCACCGACTTAAGCCTTATAAAGACTCCACTCTAACCGCTGAGTTACGCCCCCCAAAGAAGACCCGCAGGGACTTGAACCCCGACAAGGAGTACCAAAAACTCCTGTGCTACCATTACACCACGGGTCTGAAAACGACTGTCCTAGAGAAACCATTGTCAAGAGGGCAGGACAGTACTAAACTCGACCCTCCAAGAATCGAACTTGGATGACCCGCTTAGAAGGCGGGTGTTCTATCCGTTGAACTAAGGGTCGTAAATAGGGGGTGGGTAGGATTTTAGCCCTACCGATGGATATTGGTTAATCAGTTTACGCTATTATGCCATTATGACCTGTATTAACATTTACTCACATCCTCTGGTTATCCAGAGCACCCAAAGAGAGCCTTGTGTTGGGATTGAACCAACGACCTACAGTTTACAAAACTGTCGCACTACCGCTGTGCTAACAAGGCAAAGACTTCGCTCGTTGAGACTCGCTTGTTTATTCAATGAACAGGCTTATATTCATAGAGAATCCTTTAGAGTCAATAATAAAATTTAAATCCCTTCCCCCAGAATTGGGGGACTGAGGGGGTGAACAACAGGGGGTACATAGGGGGATTCCAAATGGATGCGTCAAGCAGAATCGGCTTTTATTTCATATACATCAAAAGAGTGCTTGACACAAGCCCTTTTAACCTCCCCTAATAACCCCTCTCCTCGCTCGTACTTCTGTCCTTCGTACTCGCTATAGTCTTATTGTGATAAAAAAAGTGTCTGGACAGACCCGTATGGTTCTGGCCGCAGAAAATAAAGTAAGACCCCCTCCCCCCGTCTAGTAGAAAGTAAAAGAAAAGTAAACAGGCTTCTTATATAGAGTGAAGGGCTGGATGGTAAAACGGGTTCAGTCAGTCTATAATATATCTAGTAGAAGATGAGAATGGATTGAGAATACAGCCGAATCAATTGGATAG